CGTGGATCGGCATCAGGTTCTTGCGGTGGTACCGCTGCGTCGAGGCGGTGGCGCACAGCGCGCACGACGAGCCGCGCAGCACCCGTCGGTAGCCGACAATGCGTGAATCAGCATCGGATGCCTCGGTGGCCGCCGCCCGCTCGGCTAGGACGAGATCGGTCGAGGCCAGCTGCTCGACCCGGTCGCCGGCGAGGCGCATGGCGTCGCCGAAGTCGAGCCCGTCGGCCAGCGCCTTGCGCATGGTGATGACCGGCCGGGTGTAGACCTCGGCGGCCGAGGTGCCGCGCAGCGCCTCGATGGTCACGGCCTCAGGGGAGATCGCCGCCGCCACACCGGCGCCAGTCTCCAGACGAACCTGAAGAGCGAACGACCCGGCCACCATGCGGGCGGCGGCGACCTGGGCGCCCTCGATCAGCGGGATGATGGCGGCGAGGAGAGCGTCGATATTGCCGTCGCCCGGGCCACCGAAGCGGCGCCACAGGGCCCGGGCTTGCGTGATGGTCGCGTCGCGGAGCCGGCCGTAGAGGAGCTGGTAGCGGGCGAGCGCTTCCTCGAGCGTCACGCGCTCACTGCCCCGTCGATCAGGTCGCCCCAGTCAGGGTCAGGCTCAGCCAACCACGCCTCCCAATCCTCCCGGCTGATGGGCCTGGACATGGCCTCCCGCATAAGGCGCAGGTCTTCGGCCAGCTCTCGGCTGATGCGAACGTGACCGGCGATCTTGACCATGTCGAGCCGGATTGATTCGGCGATCTGCCGCTCGCTCACGCCTCGGTCTCCTCGAACTGGCTCGGCGCTGCGGCCTGCGGGGTGAGGGCGGCAGCCAGGAAGGCGTCGGTGGCCCGGTCGGCCTCCATGCGGTCGACCTGCTGGGGTGAGAACTGGAGGACGTCGCGCATGACGGTGCGCCACGGCACGCCGGCCGCTTTCGCCTTACTGGCGGCGTCGTAGCGCTCGGCGAGGGAGAACCGCTCGGGTGAGGCCCACAGGGCTTCCATGTCGCCGCGGCGGGCGCGCTCCTCGTCGCCGGCGAACAGGAAGGCGAGGGCCATGACCTGCTCCCACGCCTCCGAGGCGGCGACGATCCGGTCAGCGGTTTTGAAGACGAGCCCTTCCCGGGCGAGCGACGCTCCCTCGGCGCTGCCGTTAGTGGCGTCGGGAGTCAGGTAGAACAGCGGGGTTCTTGTGACGGCGGCGAGGTCTTGGACGTCGTCGCGGATGGCCTGCCGGATGGGATTCAGGTCGACGACGCCCGACTCCCACAGGCTGGCCGTCTCTGGCATCAGCCATAGCGCCCCCGGGTCAGCGGCGAAGATGTCGTCGTAGTCGATCTCGTTGCCCTCGGTGTCGTGGGTCGGGACGCCCTTGACGGCCCGCTGGCGGAAGGCCTGCAGGGTGGCGATCTCGAGCCGGTTGAGGATCGTGTAGTTGATGCGATCGAGGATGGCGATGTGCGGTTCGAATTCGCCCCAGGCGCGGCCCTGCCCGTCCTGGCGGTCGACGAGGGTGGCCCGGTTGGGGAACGCCACGACCGGTACCACCGGCGCCGGCAGGGCTTCGCCGCCGTCCCATTCCCATCCAGACCAGTCGACCGACGTCGCTCCGACCGCCGGCTTGTCCCGCGCAGCCCGAAGCACCATCCCCGGCAGATAGAGGTAGGCCCGCTGGACGTTGTCGACGTCATCGATGAACACCTTCACGGCCGCCACCGGCCGGCGTCGGCGCACCGGGTCGTGTTCGACGTAGACCTCGCGGGGGTCCTCTGGGGTGATGACCGGGGCGCCGATGTCGGGGTCGGGCCCGCCGACGATGACGTAACCCTCGGACAGGGCCAGCGACGAGCGGTGAACGAGGAGGGCATCGGCGTCGAGCGAATTTGCCTGCCAGATGCGCCACGCCTCGGCGTCGCCCAGGTCGTCGGAGTCGGCGCCGGTACGGAAGCCGGTCACAACCATGCGCTCGCGGACCGCCTCGACGACGAGCTCGGCGAAGTTGGTACCGGCGAGGCGCATGAGCCGCTGGTAGGCCTGCCGCACCGCCTTCGTCGAGCTGACCGGCACCGACGCTTCGCCGGTGTAGTAGTCGTCGAGCCTGTCAAAGCGGGCCTGCCGGTCGGCGAGCCGCATGATGAGCCGCTGCAACCACCAGCCCGGAGAACGGGCCTCGAGAGCGTCGATCGGCATCAGCGGACCCGCCTCGGCACGAACGCCGGTTGACGGCCGATCCTGGCTGCGACCGCTTCAAGCCGTGCTTTCCAGGCGTAGGAGGCGGCCACCGCGGCGTCGATCTTGCGGGGCGAGTCGGGATGCTCCTTGTAGATCATGACCCCGGACCGGCCGGGGCGGCGCCGGGCGTTGAGGATGTGGCGGGTCAGCGCGTAGGCGCCGTCGTGGGTCATCTGCCGGTCGACGACGGCGGTGTGGAACTGCTCGTAGGCGGGGACCATCACCGACGCTTTCGGCCACACCTCGATCGGGTGTCGCTGCGACGCCTTCACCTTCAGCCTCGAGCCGTAGCGGGCCTCCCACTCGGCGATGTACGTCTCCCATTTCGACGGGTCGGCGAAGAACCCGACCACGTTGTAACGGGCGAAGCAGGCATCGACGGCGGCGTCGACCTGCGCCGTGGGGACTTCCCAGTCGACACCGAAAGGCCCGTCGGGCTGTTCCCACACCGATTTTTCCAGCGGTTCGAAGACATGCCCGTCTGAGACCCGGCAGGCGATGAGCGCCGTGGCGTCCGTCACCTTCCGGCTGCGGCGTTTCGACCCGTCGAACCCGAGTGTCACCGCATCCCCGTCGGCGACGACCTTCTCGGGTGCGGAGCAGGGCCGCCATTCGTGTTCGACCAGCCACGAGTCTTCGGCGCCGTGGGCCTGATTGAGGAAGTAGCGGCGGCTGTCCTCTGGGCTGTTGCGGGGGTCCCAGATCTCGGCGATGAGCCGGTCGACGTCCATCACCGCGGCGAACGGACCGTACGCCTCGCCGAGCGCCTGGCGGAGCTGGTCTTCGTCGGCCAGGTCAACGTCGGCTGGGCCTTCGCGGTGATCGAACAGGAGACGGGCCGTGCGGGACTTCCGTTCTCGGATCTGCTGGGCCAGTGTGTGGGTGTCTTCGGCGACGCTCCCTTCCCCCGGCAGGTACATCGTCGATGTTTCCAACGACCACGGCTCCGCCATTCTCCGTTTCGCCATGTTGCGCCGCACCGTGGCGTACATCTTCCGCAGCTCGGGAAGGACGTACAGGTGGGTTTCGTCGAACACGCAGAAGGTTTCCTTGCCGCCGTCTTTCGACGCGTTCGACGCGGTGGACGGGACGATCTCGCCGCCGCCCGGTAAGAGTGTCCGGGTGAGCCCGGCGGCGTTCGATGGGAGACCCTCGGCCAGCGGCCCGTCGGTCAGGTTGAAGTGGACCCCGTCGTACGTGTTGCCTGACTGGCCTTCCTCGGTTGCCAGGCAGCGGATGAACGGGTAGGTCACCGGCCGCCCCACCGGCTCGCCCTTCGAGTAGCGGTAGGTGAAGTCACGCCACCGGTATTTCTCGCCGCCCCGCGCCCACCCGGCGAAGCGGCACGGACCGAACGCTTCGAAGAGCACGAACCGGCCGGCGTGACCCGACTTGTCCCGCCCTTTCGGCCGCGACAGGAACGCCGAGTCGTACAGCCGCCGCCCCGTCTCGTCCACCGCGTACGCGTCGACTGTCACCTCCCACAGCTCGTCGTCGAGAACGACCGGGTCCCCCTGGACGTCGCCCGGTCCGTGGACCGTGAAGTGCTCCATCCACTCAGCGGCCAGCCGCCCAAGAGACCGGCGACGGTCGTGACCTGCCGCCCACACCCTTTCCCGCGGCATCTACCCGGTCAGCATCTTCGCCCGGCGCCGGCGGCGGTCCGACACTTCGTCATTGCTCTTCGCCGCAGCCTCCGGCGGAGCGTCGCCGACGATCTCCCACCGCAGCGCCGCCATCCCTTTCGGTGACAGACCGAGCCGGTCGTCGAGCTCCCGCATCTCCCGCAGCACCGCCAGCCGGCCACCAACCAGACCGGCCAGCCGCTGGATGACCGCCTTGAACGCCGCCGCCGTCTCCTCGTCCAGAACGTCGAGCAGATCGAGGCTCTCAACAGCAGCCAACGCGGCGAGGTCGTCCTCGAGGCTGGCCCGCCGGGCGATCAGCGACTCGTGGCCCGGCGCCCACGCCGCCGCCTGTGGTGTCTTCCACGCCCACTTCCACCAGGCGCTGCCCGTGATACCCAGATCGGCCCACACTGGCGGCTTCGGGACGGACCCGCGGCGGCCACCGACCGGGAGCGCCGTCGTCGGGATCGTGGGGGCGTTGCGCCGCCGGCGCTGAGGATCAGGCAGCGGACCCGGCATCGCCTCGGAACCCGTACGCACGGCGAGCCGCAGCCCCCGAAGACCCCGGAGGGCCCGGGGTGGGGGGTCCTCCCCCACCTATGAGGCCGGGGTGTGGTTCGGCGGGGCGGCGGATGGTGGGGCGGGCGAGCTGGGCTTCGGCCCGGGACTTGCGCCGGTGGCAGGGGACGCAGATGGCCCGGAGGTTGTCGTCGGTGCGGGTGCCGCCCTGGCTGATGGGGCGGACGTCGTCGACTTCGGTGGCCGGGTGGCCGCAGCGGTAGCAGGTGTGTGCGTCGCGCTCGAGGATGCGGCGGGCCTGGCGCTGTTCCTCCCACCCGGAGACGCCGGCTGCTCGGACTCGGGCTTTGCGGCGGGTGGTGTGCCAGGTCACCGCTTGCGTCGGCCCTTGCCCTTGGCGTTAGAGGCCATGGCGTTGCTGATCTTGGCGGCTCTGGTCTTGCTCATGCCCTTGGCTTTGAGGGCTTCGTAGACCTTGGGCCGCTTGATCGACGGGCCGGGCTTCTTACCCGGCATCGTCCTGGTCGTCGCCGCCGACGTTGCCGGTGCCGCTGACACTGATATCGGGGCTGAGGTTCAGGTTGTTGAGCAGGTCAGTGACGGGTGCGATGTCGAGGTTCTGCTGGTTGGCGAGGTCGAGGAGGTCGCCGACCGACATCTGCCGGACGTCGCCTCCGGTGTTGCTGGCTGCCTGGCCGGATGATCCGCCGGCCTGTTGGG